ACTTTGGGGCAGGCACAAAAGAAGTGTTTATAACTATACCTGCAAGTAAGATGGTGGTCGAAGATGGTAGTAACAATGTATCTATCGGAGGTACAGTAACGGCTACAGCTTTTAGTGGAAGCGGTGCAAGTCTTACAGGTGTTGATGTAGTAAACGATACGAGTCCTCAGTTGGGTGGTAATTTAGATTTAAATGGTAATGATATTGTAACGACATCAAACGCAGACTTAGAATTAGCTCCAAACGGAACAGGACACGTTACAGTCAAAGGCAACACCAATCAGGGAGCCATACAGTTTAACTGCGAAAACAACAGTCATGGTCAGATAGTAACAGCAGCCCCCCACTCTGAGAGTGCCAATAATACACTAACTCTGCCTAGTACAGGTGGTGATGCTAGGTTAGTCTCAACCTCTTCGACTGCTACGCTCACAAACAAAACCTTTGGCGATAACGTAAGTTTTGGTGACAATAACATCACTAACGTAGGCGATATAGCTGTGGACTCTATTAGTCCAGATGCAACGGATATAAATGTAGCCGTGTCCGATAACTCAGCTACAGCGTTTACAATAAAACAAGGGTCAGATAACTATCTCGTTGTGGATACTGGCAATGGTGGTGAGTCTGTGGCGATAGGAACAGGTATATCTGGAACTGCCATATCTATAGGTCACAGCACCTCAGAGACAACTGTCAACGATAATCTTACAGTCACAGGTAATCTTACCGTTAGTGGTACGACTACAACAGTAGACAGTACAACTATAAATGTTCAGAATACTTTGGTGTTTGAGGGTTCTACAGCCAACGAACATGAGACAACACTTACAACGGTTGATCCTACAGCCGATAGAACAATAAGTCTGCCAAACCAGTCTGGAACTTTGCCGGTGCTTGCAGC